TCCCATTAAGCCACCAGCACCTGCTGCTCTTGGTAATGCAAGTGGAGCGTGGGCCGCACCTGGCGCACTAGGCGCTGGTGAAGCTGCCGCACTAGGGCAAGGCGCTGGTGCTGGTGGCTTAATGGGAATGATTGGTGACGCAAAGGACGCAGTTCTTGCTGGCGGTGCAATTGAAGGCTTAAAAGCATTGTTGCCAAAGTCATCTGAAGAAGCAATGAATGCTATCAAAGATAAATCTGGCGTTGGTGGCTTGGAAAAAACATACACAACAATCACTAATCCAAATCTTGACTTCCGTGGCAAGTTTGATGTGTTGGCTCCTGAAGCATATAAGCGTTCAATGGAAGGCCAAGCAATGTTTAGCCAGTTGCAGCAACAAGGCACACCTATGCAGATGCCTTCATATGCTCGCCAATCTATGCCCTACCAAGGCGGTGGCATCCAAGAAATTCTCAAGCGTCAGCAAGGCTTGTTGCGCTAATTAGGAACACTATGTACGACGAAGAAACCAAAGACCCTCTATTGATGGCAGAGATGCTCAAGCGTGAGATGGAGGTCGAAGAAGAAGACATCATGACCGAGGAAGAACTCCAAGGCATTGTCAGCTCTGAGATCTCTGATGCTGTCACATTTATCGATGAGGACATTGGTGGCCTTCGCGCACAAGCCACTGAGTACTACCTTGGTCAGCCATTTGGCGACGAAGAAGATGGTCGCTCTCAAGTTGTTTCAATGGATGTACACGACACAGTGCAAGGCATGTTGCCAAGCCTGATGCGTATTTTCTTTGGCCCTGACCGTGTTGTTGAATTTGCCCCTCAAGGTCCAGAAGATGTGGCTCAAGCTAGTCAAGCTACTGACTACTGCGACTTCATTTTCAAGCGCGACAACAATGGCTTCAAGATCCTACATTCCGCATTTAAAGATGCCTTGATCCGTAAAGTCGGCATCGTTAAGTACTGGTGGGATGAGTCTGTCACTGTCAAAGCAGAACACTTTACTGGCCTCGATGAAAACAGCATGTTGCTGTTGACTCAAGATCCAGAAGTGGAGATTTCGGCGGTCCGTGAATATCCCATACTCGGGATGCCTCCTCAAATGAACGAGGCAATGGGTATCATGATGCCGCCACCCATGCAGTATGACGTTGAAATCAAACGCCGTACTAAGTCTGGCAAAGTCAAGATTGAAGCCCTTCCTCCAGAAGAGTTCTTGATCGATCGCCGCGCCAAGTCTATTGATGACGCTACATTTGTTGGACACCGTTCAATGAAGACAGTGTCTGAACTCGTGGCTATGGGCTATGAGTACGATGACGTGTCTGAAGTGGCTGGTGACGGCTATGAGTTCGACACAAACCAAGAATACCAAGCCCGTAACCCACTGGCTATCGTTCGTGGCTCTACAAATCCTGATCCAACAACAAAGCACGTCCTGTACATCGAGTCATATGTAAAAGTTGACTTTGATGGTGATGGCATTGCTGAATTGCGTAAGATTTGCACAATTGGCGGCTCACACAAGGTTGTTCACAACCAGATCGTTGATGAGCGCCAGTTTGCTGACTTCTGTCCTGATCCAGAGCCACACACATTCTTTGGTCAATGCCCTGCCGATGTCACTATGGACATCCAGCGCATCAAGTCAAACATCCAGCGCGGCATGTTGGATTCTTTGAGCCAGTCTATCCACCCACGCACTGCTGTGGTTGAGGGTCAGGCAAACATCGAAGACGTGCTGAACACTGAAGTTGGTGCGATTATCCGCATGAGAGCGCCTGGCATGGTCCAGCCGTTCAACATCCCATTCGTTGGGCAAGCTGCTTTCCCAATGTTGGAGTACATGGATGACGTTAAGCAAAACCGTACTGGTATCTCTAAAGCTGCTTCTGGCCTTGATGCTGATGCTTTGCAATCGACCACGAAAGCGGCTGTAAGCGCCACTGTCAATGCTGCCCACCAGCACATTGAGATGATCGCCCGTATCTTTGCTGAAACTGGTCTTCGTAAGCTGTTTAGCGGCATATTGAAGCTCGTTGTTGAGAATCAAGACCGTGAGCGCATGGTTCGTCTGAATAACAAGTTTGTCCAGATTGACCCACGTTCTTGGGATGCCAACATGGACTTGGTTGTCAACGTAGGCGTTGGTGATGGCACTATTCAAGACCGTGTGAACGTCTTGGGTATGGTTGCTGCTCGTCAAGAAGAAATCATGAAGACAGGTGGATTTAATAACCCTGTTGTTTCTTTACCACAGTACACAAACACGCTGACCAAGATGCTGGAGATGTCTGGCTTCAAAGACAGCCAGAACTACTTTACCCAACTTCCTGCTGACTTTAAAGTGCCTGAACAGCCACCAAAGAAGACTCCAGAAGAGATGTTGGCTGAAGTGCAAGCCCAGTCTATTCAAGCTGACATCCAGAAAAAGGCTGCTGAGTTGGAGTTGAGGCGCGATGAAATGATTCGTGCTGATGACCGCGAACGTGACCGTATCGAGCAGGATGGACTCTTGCGCCGCTACGAAATGGAATTGAAATACAATACACAAATTCAAACGGCAGAAATCAATGCTGCCTTGAATAAAAACCGTGAATTGGAAAATCAACAAGACCAAGCAGTTCTTGATGAGTACAACCGTCAACAACAAGCGTACATGCAAGCGGTTCAGGAGCAACAGGCGTTACAACAAACCACCTCAGCAAGAGCCAGCAGTCCCACAACAAGGGTTCTAAATGGACGAATTAGAGATTAATTTGCAGCGCGGTGATCGTGCCAAGCTGCTTCTCGAAGACGAGCTTCTCAATGAGATGCTCAAAAAGATTGAAGAGGATTGCTTCCGTGAAATCCGTGCTTCCACCCTCCTCGAGGAAGATGTCCGTGAAAAAGCGTACTTAATCCTGAAGACCGTGGATATTCTGAAAACGAAGTTGCGGTCTGTTTACGATACTGGCAAGATGGCAGAAGTTCCTCTTGTAAAGCGCCGTGGTCGTCCACCACTGGCAAAATGATTTTTAACTAAGAGGTGAATATGTCCGATAACGCACAAGCAATCGGGATGAGTGTGAATGATGCAGCGCAAAGTTTTGCTTCCATGCTAGACACCGAAGAGGCTGTTGACACTGGTGCAGAGGCGCAAACTACTGATGAGGAAACTCAAGAAGTAGAGTCTGATGATTTGGAATCTGTGGAGCCGCAAGACGAAACAGAAGAAGATTCAGAAGACGTAGAAGGCGAAGAAGAGGAAACCGAAGAGGAAGAGCCTGTTGAATCCAAGTTTGTCGTCAAAGTTGATGGCAAGGAGCTTGAGGTTGACAAGGAAGAGCTAATCCGAGGCTACCAACGCGAAGCTGACTACACTAGGAAAACGCAGAAACTGGCAGAAGAGCGCCGTCAGGTGGAGTCTGAGTTTCAGCAAGTACTAGCAGAGCGTGAGCAATATGCTCAAGTTCTTGGACAATTGAAACAGAAGGTGCAGGAATTTGAACCTGCTGAACCTGACTGGAATGCTTTAGAAGCTCAAGACCCAGTGGAATACGCCCGTCAATGGACGCATTTCCAACGCCGTCAACAGCAGATGCAAGCTATCCAACAGGAAGAGGCACGAGTCAATGCGTTGCGCCTAGTGGAACAGCAAAAACACATGAAAGCTGTGCTGGTTGCCGAGCGAGACAAACTTCTGGAAAGAATCCCAGAATGGAAGTCTCCAGAAAAGGCTAAAGCAGAACGAGTAAGTGTTCTTGAATATGGCAAGGAATTAGGATTCTCTGACACCGAATTGGATCAGGTCACCGACAGTCGTGCAGTAATTGCTTTGTATAAAGCGATGAAATACGACCAGTTGATGAGCAAAAAACCTGAGCTTCAATCGAAGATCAAGAAGGCTCCTAAGTTGTTGTCACCTGGCTCATCTGGTTCAGTTTCGTCTAAGAGTTCGGACAAGGCTCGCGCACAAAACCGTCTTGCACAAACTGGTAGCGTTAAAGACGCTGCCGCACTTTTCGACAAATTTATCTAAGGAACCAAAATGGCTGCTATTACCAACACCTATACCCGCTTCGATGCCAAAGGCGTGCGTGAAGATCTCTCCAACGTGATCTACCAGATCAGTCCTGAAGAGACTCCATTCATGTCTAACGTGGGCCGCGAAAACGTCAAAAACACTTACTTCGAGTGGCAAACTGACGAACTCGCTGCTGCCGTGACTACCAACGCCCAAATCGAAGGCGATGACATCACCAGCTTCACCGCTGCTACAGCTACAACCCGTTTGGGCAACTACACTCAGATCAGCCGCAAAGATGTCATCATCTCTGGCACTCTTGAGTCTGTTGACAAAGCAGGTCGCCGCAGCGAACTGAGCTATCAAATGGCCAAAAAATCCGCTGAACTCAAGCGCGATATGGAAGCCACAATCTTGGCTAACCAAGCTGCTTCTGCTGGTTCAACTTCTGCTGCCCGTGCAACTGGCGCATTGTTGGCCTTCTTGAAGAGCAACACAAGCAAAGGTACTGGCGGTGGCGATCCTACATACACCACCACACCTACTGCTGGTCGTACAGACGCTACTGCTGGTGACTTGCGTTCGTTCAGCGAGACATTGCTGAAAGACGTGATCCAACAAGTGTGGACCGAAGGCGGCAACGCTTCTATGGTCATGGCTGGTCCAGTCAACAAGCAAAACCTGTCGAAAATGGCTGGTATCGCATCTCAGCGTTTCAACGCTACTGGTGCAAAGCCTTCCACCATCATCGGTGCTGCTGACATCTACGTGAGCGACTTCGGTAACGTGACTATCGTTCCTAACCGCTTCCAACGTGAGCGTGACGTGTTCGTCCTCGATCCACAATACGCATCTGTTGCCTATCTGCGTCCATTCCAAACTGTGGAATTGGCTAAGACTGGTGATGCCGAGAAGCGCATGTTGTTGGTTGAGTGGGGCCTGAAGGTCAACACTGAGAAAGCCCACGGCGTGGTTGCTGACTTGAACAGCGTCTTGCAGTAATGCAAACTAAGGGGAGAGGGGAAACCTTCTCTCCTTTTTTAAGTTAATTTATGACAACAAAACTCTTTGATTACGACCCGATTACGGGAACCAAGAAGATTTGGCACTATGATGCTGCCAAGGATGAAGCAATCATTGAAAACGTGATTGATGCATCTGGCATTGTTGAAGACAACAAAGCACGATTCAATCAATTTGATGAACGAGCTGGTTGGAACGGAGACATGCATCATGTGGCTTCCATCCCGATGGAAATCTATTATCAATTGAAGGCTGAAGGTAAATTGGATGACCAAGCGTACATGAAGCGCTGGTTGAACGATGCGAACAATCGCGCCTTTCGCACTCGCCCAGGAAATGTTTAATGTCAAATGTTATTGGTTTGTTAATTCCCACTAGGGATTTTGTTAATTCAGGTTTTGCTTACGACTTGGCCCGACTCGTTGGGTTTCATGTAGGCACAACAAAAGACAAGATTGTTCTCTATACAAGCTCAGGCACTCTGCTATCTGCACAGCGTCAAGACTTGGCTAGAGGGGCTATTGAGGCTGGTTGCACCCATACTCTGTGGCTTGATAGTGATATGCGTTTCCCAAAGGATGTGTTGAAACGTCTTTTGGCACACGATCAAGGTATTGTTTGCGCGAACTATGCAAAACGTCGATTCCCAACTGAGCCGATTGCAGTCCGTAAGAACACACCAGACGAAGAGGCGACAGAGATTAAGCGCGTCTACACTGAAGCAGACTCAACAGGTCTGGTAGAGGTTGATTACTGCGGTATGGGTGTCATGCTGGTAAAGCGTGAAGTCTATGAAGGAATGGAGCTTCCTTGGTTTGCTATTCCTTGGGTTCCATCAGTAAAAGACTACATCGGTGAAGATGTTTGGTTCTGCCGCCGAGCATTAGAAAACGGTTACCCAACATTTGTGGACCAAGATGTATCTAAAGAAGTGATGCACATTGGTTCGTTTGAGTACAAACATGAACATGCCAATGCATGTAGGGATGTAGAGAATGGCGATTGATTCGTATTCAAACCTGAAGTCTGGCATTGCTGACTTCTTAAACAGGAGTGACCTGACTTCGGTCATTCCTACATTTATTTCTCTGTCAGAGGCGAAGTTCAATCGAGTTCTTCGCACTCGTCAGATGATTAAACGTGCCACAGCCACGATTGACACTCAGTACTTTGCCATGCCAGCCGACTTCTTGGAAGCCAAAAAGCTGGTATTGACTACAAATCCATTGACAGTAGTTGACTTTGCTACTGCGGAATTTCTAGACACTCAGAGGTCAACAACCTATGTTGGCGCTGGCAAACCTGCTTTGTTTGGTGTCATCGGAACTCAGTTTGAAGTAGTGCCATCTCCTGACGCAAGTTACACAGGAGAATTGACCTACTATGCTAAGATTGATCCATTAAGTGATTCAACAACAAGCAACTGGCTTCTCACATATGCACCAGACTTGTACCTGTACGGCGCATTGATTCAAGCCGCACCGTACTTGCGTGATGATGAGCGTATCGCCACTTGGGGTCAGTTTTATACTGCCGCTTTGGACGATATTGTTGTTGCAGATCAAAGGGCTTCTGTGGCGACTACACCAGTTGTTCGTGCCCGTTCTTTAGGATAAAACATGTCATCCTTTACCGATTACACAGAAAACCTCGTATTGACTTGGTTGTTTACTGGTAGCTCTGCTACCCGTCCAACAGCTTGGTACGTTGGTTTGTTTACAGCAGCTCCATCAGACACTGGTGGCGGCACTGAAGTAACTGGCAATGCCTACGCTCGTGTTGCAACAGGCACTATGAGCATTTCTGGCACTTCCCCTACAAACTGCACTAACGCTGCTGCAATCGAGTTTGCTGCGGCTTCTGGTGGCAACTGGGGCACTATCACTCACGTTGCTATCTTTGATGCTTCAACATCAGGCAATATGCTTGGTTGGGCTGCACTGACAACTTCGCGCACTATCAATGATGGCGACATCTTGCGAATCCCTGCTGGCGATCTCGATATTACATTGACCTAAAGGGGATTCCTAATGTCTTTTGTTCTTAAAGACAGGGTTAAGGAAACTTCCACAACGACTGGAACTGGTACTTTTACCCTTGCGGGTGCAGCGACTGGTTTCCAGTCGTTTTCCGTTATTGGCAACGGAAACTCGACCTACTACTGCATTGTTGACTCCTCTGCTGGCGCATGGGAAGTCGGCATTGGCACATACACATCGTCTGGCACTTTGCTGTCTCGTGACACTATCCTTGAGTCAAGCAACTCAGGCTCGGCTGTCAATTTCGGCTCTGGCAATAAAGATGTGTTCGTCACATATCCAGCAGAACGTGCTGTCATTGGTGGCAAGGGCTTGATTGAGAACTGCGCCAGCATCACAGAAAACGTGACAGTCACTACTGGCAACAATGCAATATCTGCTGGTCCAGTGACGATTTCATCAGGTATCACAGTAACAGTGCCTTCTGGCTCAGTTTGGACTATCGTATGACGATGACTTTAAATGGTTCTGGAACAATTACTGGCTTGAGTGCTGGTGGCTTGCCTGATGCTTCTATCACTGCTTCTGACTTGGCTTCTGGCGTTGCTCGTTCTAACTTTGGCGCTGGCGCTGTGTTGCAAGTTCAAAGTACAACTTTGACTACCGTGTTTAGTTCATCAAGCGCAACGTTTACAGACGTAACTGGCCTTTCTGTGTCCATCACGCCATCAAGTGCATCGAGCAGAATTCTAATTTTTGCAAGTGTGTCACAAGCCACATCTACCACTTCAGGGTCGCTTTGGCAGCTTGTCCGAAACTCAACAGCAATTGACATTGGTACGGCAGGGTACACATGGCCTGCTACCGGAGGTTACTACACTGAGTCTGGCACAAACGCTTCCAATGCGTGGTCGCAACCTTCTGCAAACTTCTTGGATTCTCCGGCAACAACTTCCGCTGTAACCTACAAAGTACAAGGACGATCATTGTCGGGTACTTTTTACATTAACCGTCGCGGAGCGGGTACAGACCTTAATTTGACATCATCGATCACAGTTATGGAGATTGCAGCATGATTAAACATGAAGCTGTTTATGCGCTTTACCCAAGCGTTGTAACTATTAGTGATGCCGAGGGTGCATTTGACAAAGACGGTAACAAGGTCACCATTGACATGGCGGCTGTTAACGCTTGGATTGACCCAAACCAGTACAAGTACAGCCGTGCAGCCGCATACCCAAGCATTGCAGACCAATTAGACCTGTTGTACCACGGTGGGATGGACGCATGGAAAGCCGCAATCACAGCGGTGAAAGAAGAATACCCAAAGGAATAACATGGCAGCTAAATTGCTAACAGCAGCGGGTGGTGGCATCACATTAGATGCTGCATCGACTGCAACTGATAAGACTCTGACGCTTCCTGCTCGTACAGGTAATGTAGCAGTTGACGGCCCTGCGTTTGCAGCAACAGACACAGCAACAACAGCCACAGCAGGTGTGACTACAAAGGTCGTTTTTGATACCACATTATTCGATACAGCAAGTGCATTTGATGGCTCTAAGTTTCAGCCACTTGTAGCTGGTTACTACCAAGTAAACTTGATAATTACCGCCACACAGCTTTCAACTGGAAGCACGATGCAGTCAATTATTTACAAAAATGGAAGCACTTATATTGGCGTTGCTAATTATTGTTTAAATGGGTTTACACCATCTGTGTGTGTTTCAACACTTTTGTATCTGAATGGGTCAACCGATTACATTGAAGCATACGGCAGAAACGCAGGCACAGCGAATTTTGGAGTTGCTAACTTTTCTGCTTCATTTGTACGAGGTGCATGATGACATTGCCTGAAAAAATCAAATCAATCTATCCTGAGATGCAAGATGCAGACTTCATGGATGCCATCATTTTGCAAAACGATTCTGACGGTCGTGGTGACTACATCGCTGCATGGAATCATCCAACACTTCCACGCCCTACTGAGGAACAATTAGCATGAGTATTCAATACGGTGGTGACAAGATCACCTTTGCAGATAGTTCTGTCTTAGGTAGCGCATGGACAGGCTTCAAGAATCGCATAATCAATGGTGCGATGAACGTGTGGCAACGAGGCACTTCGTTTGCGTCTGGTATTACCACAACTACTTACACAGCAGATAGATTTTTTGTTTATGCAGGAGGTGCGTCAGTAGCTGTTGCGCAAGTGTCGGGGCCAACTGGTTATACATACGCACTTCGAGTTACTGGCGCTGCAAGCAATACAAGCACTGCAATATATCAACGTATTGAGGCAAATAATTGCGCGGATTTGAGTGGAGCTTCGGTAACAATTCAAGCAAATATTTCAACATCTGCTTCCGTTTCTGTATCTTGGGTATTGCAGTACGCACCATCAAGTGATAACTGGAGTACTTCGCCTACAACAATTTCAAGTGGTACATGGTCTACAACATCAACTCCCACTGTATTCAGTGCCACAGTAAATAGCTTGCCATCTGGCGCATTGAATGGCTTACAGTTGATTATTAGTCCAAATAATCTTGGCGCATTTACGTCAGGCACAATTACCGTCACAGGCGTTCAACTAGAAAAAGGCTCAACAGCAACGAGCTTTGACTACCGCCCGTATGGTACTGAGTTGGCTTTGTGTCAGCGGTATTATGAAATTGTTCAGTTCCAAGGTTGGTCTAGGGCTGCGGACGCCATCATTCTTGGTTCTGGGGGGTATGTCCAACAAAAACGAGCAGCTCCAACTGTTGCCTATTCAAAGATTTCAGGTAACGGCTCAGGCTCTGTAACAGCAGCAATAGCGGCCAATATCTATTACGCAACTTGCTATCAGACTGGAGCCTCTTCTTCTGGTGATTGTCGATACCAAGCCCTCGCAGATGCGGAGTTGTAAAAATGTACAAACAAACTAAAAATCCAAATGGTGAAGTGTTGCTAGATACTGTGCAGCGCATTTCAGACAGCGCCTTCATCCCTTTTGATCCCGCCAACAAAGACTACCAAGCCTACCTAAAATGGTTGGACGAAGGCAACACGCCTGAACCAGCAGAGGAGTAAAATCGCATCATGTTTGGCATTACAGCATTTTCAGCAGCACCTTTTTCGAGTACAGCAGGTGCTGTTTACTCGGAATCAGTCACGATTGCCGCTTCTAGTGCCTTAACTGCCGCAGCCACAAGGTACACATTTGGTGCTGCTACCGTAGAGTCGACAAGCGCTTTGAGTTGCTACTCAATCAGGTACGCTTTTGGTGGTGCAACCATTGTTGGTGAGTCATCTGCAACTGCTCTGGCAAACAAGCTCTACAACGCATCTGCTGTCATGGCAGACGCAAGCACATTCAGCTCTGCTGCCTTGCGCTATGCCGTAGGCTCTGCAACCGTAGCATCTCAAAGTGCTGCAAGTTGCTATGCCATCAGATACGCTTTTGGTGGTGCGACTGTTGTTGGTGTCAGTGCAGCTTCTGCTTTGGCATTGAGGTATGCAATTGGTCAGGCTCAAGTTAGTTCAGATTCTGAAGTAACAGCTACATCATCAGTAATCTTGCAGACTCAGGCAGTTATTGCTGGAGAAAGCAATTTCACGTCATCCGCCATCTATATCACTCAGCCATCTATTACTTTCGTATGCCAGTCATCTGTGATTGCGCTAATTCGTAAGAAGTGGGAAAATGAAGGCGATGTTGCTGAATCATGGTCTGCTATTAGCGACACTTCAGAGACTTGGACGGTTCAGACTAATACGTCTGAATCATGGACACCGATTTCGGATACATCTGAGATTTGGACAAAAACAACTGATACGTCAGAAGTTTGGACTAGAACAACACATTAAAGGCTAATCATGGCAGATTCAACAACAACAAACCTAGCATTAACAAAGCCAGAACCAGGCGCATCTGCGGATTCTTGGGGTACAAAGTTAAATGATAACTTTGACGACTTAGATGGTATTTTTAAGTCAGATGGTACTGGTACATCTGTTGGTTTAAAGGTTGGTTCTGGCAATACATTGGCTGTTGCTGGCACATTTACTTTAACTGGAACTGGAACAGCCACAACTCAAACGCTTGGTGACAGCTCGACAAAACTATCTACAACTGCATTCGTTGCTGCTGCAATTGCTGCTGCAAAAGAGGCTTTGTATCCAGTTGGTTCAATTTATACAAATGCAACTGATTCAACAAATCCAGCTACATTGTTAGGATTTGGCACATGGACTGCATTTGGCGCAGGTAAGGTTCTTGTTGCTCAGGATGCTTCAGATGCATTGTTTGATACTCTTGAAGAGACTGGTGGATCAAAAGACGCTGTAAACGTAAGCCATAACCACACGCTTACTGATCCAGGTCACCGCCACTCAGTTACTCTTGAAGGTGTTCTTGCTGGTTCTGCTGGTGGTACGGCTGTACGCACTGCTGGGACATATTACACAGCAACAGCAACAACTGGAATCACAATTGCCGCTGCTGGCGAATCTGGAACAAACAAAAACATTCAGCCATACATTGTTGTCAAGATGTGGAAGCGAACAGCCTAATGGATAACCAGCAACTATTCAATCTGGTTGTCAGTATTGCTGGATTTCTAGCCGTATATGTCATCAACAACTTAACTCGTCAGATTCAGCGATTGGAAGACGAGTTGAGAACACTTCCACATGACTATGTGCAAAAGGATGACTATCGCAGTGACATCAAAGAAGTGAAGCAGATTCTCAACCAGATTTTTGACAAGCTAGATAACAAAGCCGATAAATGAGTACCATCCAAAAACAGTTAGAAGTACCTGCTTTGCCAGACTTGCCATCGCCAAGTGCTGCGTATAACCCTGCGTACTTTAACCAGTTTAACGGTGGTATTCGTACATTCTTCATCAAGTTACTTGGCAATCTCCAAGCATTGTTTGGTCCTGCTGGCGCTCGTTACATTGATGCCCCAAATGGTTTGTTTTTTAGCACTGCTGACCAGACGTTAGCAGCAACAAATACAAAGTACGATGTGACATTTAATCAAACGTACTTGTCTAGTAATGTGAGTGTTGTTGATACAACAAAAATTACTTGTGCTATCGGTGGCATCTACAACTTTCAGTTCTCTGCTCAAGCAAAATCAAATAGTTCATCTGCAAAACAGATTTATATGTTGATTAACCGAGATGGAACTGACATTGGATATACAACAAGACAGAATACACTTTCTGGCTCTGGTGAACATTTATCTATTAACTGGAACTTCAGTATTGACGTGTCATCTGGCTCGTACATTAAGTTGCGATGGGCGGCTGATTCAACAGATGTAACGCTTGAGGCTGCTACTGCGACATCTCCACACACTGGTATTCCTTCGGCTGTTCTTGCTGTGAACTACGTGGCTCCAATTCCGAAGACATTGCCAACACCTCCATAAGAAAACATCATGGCACTCATTCCACTGAAAATCCAACCAGGCGTTTATCGTAATGGTACTGAGTACCAAGCCTCTGGTCGCTTCTACGATTCAAACCTAGTTCGCTGGTATGAAGGCACATTGCGTCCTGTAGGTGGCTGGCAGCTTCACTCTACTACTCAATTAAGTGGCGCTCCTCGTGGTCTGTTGACGTGGCGTGATAACTCAAATGACCGATGGATTGCTGTTGGTACACATTCACATCTGTACGTTGTATTTGAGACTGGTGCTGTTACCGACATCACTCCTTCTGGATATTCGTCTGGAACTGCTGGTGGCGAAGCAAAACTTGGCTATGGCTATCTTGCATATGGCAAATACAACTATGGCGTGTCTCGTCCTGACATTGGAGAGATTACTCAAGCAACTACTTGGAGCTTGGATAACTGGGGTCAAAACCTAGTTGCATGTGCTAATTCTGATGGAAAGATTTATGAGTGGGCATTAAGCACTGGCTCTGATGCTGCTGTTATTACAAATGCTCCAGATGACTGCACTGGTATTGTTGTGACTGCCGAACGAGCAATCATGGCGCTTGGTGCTAATGGCGATAAACGTAAGATTGCTTGGTGCGACCAAGAAGACAACACAACTTGGCTTGCTGCTGAAGACAACCAAGCTGGCGCGTTCTATTTGACGACTGCTGGCTCTTTGATGTGCGGTAAGCGTGTTCGTGGTCTGACAATCATCTTTACTGACGTTGATGCACACATTGCTACATATGTTGGAGCGCCATTTGTTTACCAGTTTGATCGTATTGGTACTGGTTGCGGCATCATCTCAAAACAGGCTGTTGCAGCTACTGATAACTCTTGCGTATGGTTGTCTCGCTCTGGCTTCTGGACTTACGATGGATTCGTAAAACCATTGCAGTGCGATGTTGGCGACTATGTGTTGAACAACATTAACTACGCTCAAGATTCAAAGATTTACGCTGTCCACAACTCAGCTTTTGGTGAGATTTGGTGGTACTACCCAAGCGCAAACTCTACAGAAATTGACTCTTATGTGTCATACAACTACCGTGAGGGTCATTGGGCTATTGGTCGTTTGGCTCGTACTGCTGGAACTGATCGCGGAGTGTTTACATTCCCTCTGATGGTGACTATTGATGGCTACATCTACCAGCACGAGACTGGTTTGTTGGATGTATCTCAAAACACTCCATTTGCCAAGTCTGGACCTATCGAGCTTGGTAATGGCGATCAAGTGATGTCTGTGACTGAAATCATCCCTGACGAGAACACTTTGGGTGATGTACAGGTGTCATTTACGTCAAAGCCATACCCAAATGGCACATCTTCTACTCATGGCCCATATACGGCTGCTGAGAAGACTGATGTTCGGTTTACAGCCCGTCAGGTTGAGGTTAAGTACACTGGTACTGTTTCTAGGGATTGGCGTGTTGGTACGCCTCGTTTGAATGCAAAACCAGCGGGAAGACGTTAATTGGATTACAGTCAATTTGTTGATGAAACTGGTGCAGAAAAGTGGTGGGTTCCGTACTTTAAAAAGCACGAGAATTTACTGCTTGATGCACTAGAATACAGCGGTGGGACGCATAATCTTGAAGATGTCGCAATGGCTCTTCATAAAGACTACATGCTTTTATGGCCCACCAACGAGAGTGTTCTCGTAACCGAGGTTGTGCAATACCCTCGTGCCAAACATTTACACGTCTTTCTAGGCGCTGGCAATATGGATGAACTTCAAGAAGTTATGCCTTTTGTCATCAAACGTGCCAAAGAAGAAGGATGTTCAAAAGTCACATTAACTGGAAGACGAGGATGGGGAAAAGTCCTATCACGTCACATTAACTGTAAGCCAACTCACTATTGGCTTTCATTGGAGATTTAACATGAGTGGTGGAACACAACAAAGCGAAGGCTCTAGCGTTCAGTCGTCTAGCGGAAAACTAGACCCAGAATTTAAATCTAAATTCATGGGCAACGTGGATCGAGCTACTGGTGTTGCTGAAAATTTAAAAGCTCGTGAGTTTGCTGGATTTACGCCTGAGCAAATGAAGGCATTTGGCATTACTGAAAAGTTTGCTACAACTCAGCCTGGCATGGATTTGGTTAATCAAGCAGCAGGAGTTACTTCTGGTGCTGGTTTAACACCTAGCAGCATCAGCACATTCTTGAATCCATACACTCAAAACGTAGTTGATACGACTTTGTCTGATATTGGTCGTGCGCGTGATATTGCACTGAATGCAAACCAATCAAATGTTGCAAAGGCTAATGCTTTTGGCAATACGCGCCGTGGCATTCAAGAAGCTGCTGTTGTTGATCCATACGCTCGTGCTATGGCTTCTGAGGTTGGCAAACTTCGTAGTGGTGCATATGATGCTGCTACTGAAGCCGCCGCTCGTGCTGCTGGTATTGATTTATCTAAAGGCGCTCAACTTGGCACATTGGGTACTACTACTCAAAACTTGGGCTTCCAAGCTGGAGAGCAATTGGCTGGTGTTGGTGCTCAAAAGCAACAGTTGTCTCAAGCTCAATTGGATGCAATTCGCAACTTGCCACTGGAGCAGCAGCAGATCATCAACCAAGCATTGGGACTCAATGTTGGTGGTGGCTCTGGCATGGTTTCTACATCTCAAGGTTCATCTGCTCAAAGTAGCGAAGGAAGCCAAGGATTGCTCGGTGCTGTTAGCAACCTGACTGGTGGACTCTTCTAAGGAAAATATATGCCATTTAATCTTGGACTTTTATCTGAAGCATCACTTGAAGGCTTGAAGCCAGAAGTAAAAGATGCTTTACAGCAACAAGCTACAAAACAATTCTTTGTTGGATCATTGCTAGGTGGCGATCCATCTATGGCGTTTCGCTCTGCTACAAGCGTTCCAGCCGATTACTTTGCACGTCAACAGCAGATTTTGTCTCAGCAACAACAAGCAGAGCGTGATCGTGCGGTTGCTTCGGCATATCAACCAACAGTTCCACCGTTTAACAAGGGTAGCGAACAAGTAAAAATGCTTGGAGATCAGCTTGAAGGACTTAGTCCACAAGACGTTGAATACGAGTCAAGCCGAATCTTTAATACAGGAATGGGTGTTGTTCCTCGCAAATTTAATCCTGCATCATTTATGGAAAACGTATTGCCAATTATTGGCCGCACAGACCCAACAAAGATGGCAGAGACAATAAAGAATATGCGTCCATATTCTGTTGAGGGCGGCAATGTATTGATGGACGCATTTACGAACAAGCCATTGTCTTATGTTCCAAGCATGGATAAAGGTGAAGAGCCTGTATTTGATTCTCGTGGGAACATTGTTGGTGTTAAGAATTTGGAAGGTAAAGTAACAGCGATCAAAGAACGTGCATTGGCTGAAAAAGAAGCCGCCGCAGCATTTGAATTTAAGCCAGTTGTTGAGAATGGGCAAGAAGTTCTTCGGTCAGCCGCAGAGTTGGCTGGTGTTGACAGGAAAGCAAACCTTGACCGCGCTCAAGGGGATGTCGCTGGATTGCAGCGTCAAATTGCAGAGATCAATAAGTTGCCATCAACTGATGCAACTAAAAACCAGCGACTTTCCATTCTTAATCAAGAGCTTACAAAAGCTCAAGAGCAAGTCAAAACTTATGGTGGCGCTTCACCAGCACCTGTTTCAAAATTATCTGCTCCTGAAGCTGCTTATCAAGGCGGTTGGGAAAAAATTCGTGACAGCGCATATAAAGGTTACGAGATTGCTAATGGACGTTCTGGAACATTGCAGTCTTTGCAAAACATTATGAATCGTCCAGATTTTGATACTAATGCGTTTACAAACTACAAGACTCAGCTTGCTGGTGTTTTGAAGGCTTCTGGACTTGCAAATGAGCAGCAAAAACAATTCTTGAATAGTGCTGCTGGATTCCGTCAGGGATTAAACACAATTGCTGCTCAGAGCGTAGCTGAATTGTCTGGTTCTACTTCTAACTTTGACTTGGAGTTCTCTCAAGGTCGATTTGCAAAGATTGAAGATCCAAAACAAGCAAACCAGTATGCAATTGATTTGATGGCTGCATCTGATGCTCGTAAAAAAGAGTACTACAACTTTGTAAACCAAAACAGAACTCCAGATGTGAACCAGAGATGGCAGCAAACTGAAGCTGGTAAAACTTCTATTTTTGACTCTAAAAAAATGAGCAAATACTTACCAGTTGTCGGCACTGTGAAAGAAGGCCAACACAAGGGGTTAAGTGTTTATCAACTCCCTAGTGGCGAACAAAAAATCTACCCATAAAGGCAAAAAATGACTGGAATCGCAATTGATCCAAAACTTGTTGAGTTTTCTAGTGAGTCACAGCAAACACCTCAAACATCAGGTACAACATATACTGGTGGCGGAGTATCTATTGATTCATCAATGATTGCTCCAATTCAGCAAGAGGCTCAACAAGGGCTACGTCCAGATGCTCCTAGTGGATTTGTTCAAGGCCTTGGCGACCCTTTGTATGCTGTAAGCCAACTGATTGCTAAAGGACTTGAGCAACTCCCTGAAGGTGCAAAAATTGGTGATCGTCCTATTGCAGCATCTGCAAGAGCTTTCTCTGAGCGTGTTGTTCCAGAGCGTGAATCTTCATACCAACGCGCTCGTGCTGCTTCTGGTGAGACTGGTCTTGACTATGGTCGTATGGGTGGAAATATTGCAAGTAGCTTGGTTCCAGGCTCCTTAATCACAAAAGGCGCTGGCCTTGTTGCACCTGCATCTCGTGGTATTCAAGCTGCTATAAGTGGTGGTGTTGGCTCTGCTTTAATGACACCAGTTGAATCTGCAACAGATTTTTGGCAAAACAAAGCTCAACAAACTGGCCTTGGTGCTTTGACTGGATACGGACTTGACAAGACTCTTGGCGCTGTAGTCAGTCCTGCACTTAGCGATGCTGCAAGACGCATGAAAGATATGGGTGTGACGCTTACACCAGGCCAGATGTTTGGTGGCTTAACTGAGACTGTTGAGAATGCTGTGGCAAAGCTGCCAATCATTGGCTCTACTGCTCGTGCTGCACAAGATCGGTCGGTAAATGAGTTTAATACTGGTGTAATCAATAGTGCTTTATCAAAGATTGATGAGTCTCTTCCTAAAGGCGTATCTGGCTTTGATGCTGTTGAATATCTGTACAAAAAGGCAGATGAGGCTTTTGACAACGTGAAGCCAAAGGTTGAGTTGGGCAACACGCTTAACCTGTACACAGGGCTACGTGATATTGCAAACAACTTTAAAACATCAAATGAAGGTCACGTTAAATTCATTAAAGACTTTATCAAAGACAACATCCAAGATAAGCTGTCAAAGGGTGCGATTAGTGGAGAAGACTTTAAGAAACTTGACTCGGATCTTGGTAAGAAACTTGTTAATTACGCTGGAAAAGGTGGAGCAGATGCTGATCTTGCCGATGCTATTGGCTCTGTGCAACGATTGATTCGTAGCGAACTTAGGCCGATTGACCCAACAGATACTGCTGCTAAAAAAGCGCTTGATGCAGCTAATTCTGTATGGGCAGACAAGTCTCGCATTCAACGTGCTGCAAGTTATTTGAGTGCAGATGACGGTGTATTTACGCCATCACAATTGAATCAAGCAGTAAAAGCTGAGTCTACTGGCAACTCTCAATTTGCCACTGGAAACGCTCGTATGCAAGGAATGTCTCGTGACGCATTGAACACAATTGGCAGAGCTGGAGCCGCTACTCCGAATCAAATTGGACAAACAGTTGAGTTGGGTTCTGGAGGCGCTGCGTTGGCTGCTTTGTCTCAAGGCGCATTGCCTTTGACTGCTGGACTTGCTTTGGCTCCATTGCCTTTCTATACAAAGCCAGCTCAAAGCGTATTTAACGCAATCATGGGAAGGCAATCACTTACTTCTCCGTTGATGCGCCAACAAATTCCAGCAGCAATGTCACCTGGAATTACAGGAGGCTTGTTACGTGACGAGCGAATCCCTCGCATTGAATTGACAGGCATGGCACGTTAATGTGGACCCAATCAGCCTTCTCCTAATGGCTCAGTCTGCGGTCAGTGCAATTCGCGCTGGCTGTCAGATGTTGTCTGAAGGGAAGGCTGAGATTGGGAAGTTCAAGAAACAGATAGAAGGCGGTGTAGCTGATGCAAAAGCAATCTACAACGAAGTCACAGGAATCTGGGGATGGCTCACAGGACTCTTTGGAAAACAAGATAAAAAACCAGTCGTTCAAGCGCCAGCAATTGCGGAAAAAGCTGTTGCTGTTAAGGCGCAGAAGAAGGTAAAAGAGCCAGAACTTAGCTACGAGGAATATCAGACACATGCCATTCACCAAGTGTGTGAGCAGTTGAAGACATTCTTTGAGATAAGAAGGAATTTAAAAGCGCATTGCCTTGAGTTGGAAGAAATCAGTAAAACGACAACAACGATTGAAGACAGTGCGATTGACAGGGTTGAGATTGAACTCCAATTGGAGAACATGACAGTCCAAGTCAGAGAAGCGATGGTTTATGCGCCGAAAGAACTTCGTGCCATCTACAGCCGTTTTCTAGAGATGTACGACCTGATTCTTGAAGAGCAGGAGTTTGCAAGACAGGTAAAGCGCAAGAAAGAAAGAGATGCAAAGTGGCAACGCGAACTCCTACGCAATCACAGGGTGGATCGGGCAATAGTAACGGTAACGGTGCTAGGTCTGGTTCTGTGGATGTGGGCGTTCATGCTGTCGCTAGGATGGCTCGTGAAGACACAAGGTGGTTTGTCGCTGGTGTTGTAGTCATGTCAATTGTGTTGTTTTTGGCGTTACCAGTTTCTTTTCTTGTAGTCGTTGACTACATGAAGCTGAAGTCAGAGATGCAGTATGAGATTCGTCAATTAAAGAAGCTGAAAAAGGAGCTGAAAGAGAACCATGAAAAGACTATTCCTGATAAGCCTGTTTCTGACTCTAGTGGGGTGTGATGACCACTACAGATATACATGCCAAAACCCTGACAAATTCAATGCACCTGAGTGCCAAAAGCCTCGATGCCAATTTACTCAAACCTGTCCTGAATACCTTGTAGCCCCTGTATTGGAGAAGAAAATTGACCCAGCCCAACCAGCAGCCTCTAACGCCAGCGGAAATTGAAGTCCGTGTATGGGCCTTTGTCGTAGGAATCGTCACACTGATTCTTGCTGGCATTGTGTTCTTCATGCTGTACTCAGTGACCTTTGTTGTCCAGCCGATCAAGTCAATGGCTCCTATTGACCAAGGCTACCTCAAGATGTTGAACGACATCGTGTTGCTCATTGTTGGCGGCATTGGTGGCGTGATGACTAAACGTGCTGTCAGTGGGTCTTCAGGCTCATCTGGTGAGCCGCCCAAAGGAGACACCCAACTCCCAAAGCCAAGTGACCCATCAGGTGCGATGCCTGTATGGGTCAATCCTGAACTAGACGAGTCTTGGGTTCCACCACCTCCTCCATCTACTCCACCTGAACACCTAGAGGCTGACCATGTGCGAGAAGAAATTGCAGCAGCAAGAGCAGGAGAACGATGATGCGTCTTCCAAACCCTTGGATGATTCTTGGAGCTATTTTTGCCGCTTCTCTTGTATATTTTTACGCCCACCATGTAGGTTATGCGAAAAGAGATCAAGAGATGCAGTTGGAGATAGCCCGTCTGAACGGTGAAGCTCGTGAGAAAGAGCAGAAACTTGCTGAAGACTTGAACAACACTTCATCTCAATTGAAAGAAGCCAATGATGTCGTTACTAAAAAGCAAACTGATCTTGATGCTGCCATTCGTTCTGGCAGGATGCGCCTCAACACAAGTTGCGTACAAGCCTCCACAGGTTCCACCACTGCCAGCGGGAATAACACCCAAGCAAGCGAATCTGAGCGAGAGACTCTCCTCCTTATTGCTCAACTCGCAGCAGAAGGCGACAGAGCCATCAACGAACTCAACGCCTGTATCGCAGCCTACAACCAAGTAAGAGAGACGATAAATGGTAACAAGTGACCAACTAGCAAAACTTCACATTGGCCCACAATGGGTTGATGCATTGAATGAGACGTTTGAGCGCTTTGGCATCAAGTCTCCTAACCAACAGGCTGCGTTCATTGGTCAATGTGGTCACGAGTGCGGTAACTTCAAAATCTTGGAAGAGAACTTGAACTACCGTGCTGCCACCTTGATGAAGCTGTGGCCTAAGCGCTTTCCCACGCAAGAGATTGCAAATGCCTACGAGAAGAATCCAAAGAAGATTGCCAACATGGTTTACTCGTCTCGAATGGGAAACCGCGATGAGTCTTCTGGTGATGGCTATCGTTTTCGTGGTCGTGGCTGTATTCAGCTTACTGGTCATGCTAACTATTTCCATGCTGGAAAAGCACTAGGCGTTGACTTTGTGATGGAGCCTGACTTGGTTGCCACTCCAAAGTTTGCAGCTATGACTGCTGGCTGGTTCTGGTCGACACACGGCTGCAACGAAGTCGCTGACCGTGGTGACTGGACTGCTTTAACCAAAAAGATCAATGGTGGAACAATCGGACTTGCTGACAGGATCAAGCATACCAACGAGGCTCTTGCTATCCTTACCCAGTAAATAACCCCTGATGAAGAACTCTTTCTCCATCGGGGTACACATTACTCCACCAGTCAGCACTTGAAGGGCGGTCCTTGCTTCTAGGACCGCCTTTTTACCTTCTTCGTCTGTCACAGCACCTCAGCCTTAATTAGCTTCTTAGACGTGCCATCGTAGGTTAGACGTAGGTTGGCCTTACTGATCGTAAATTCGCAGCCTGTAGCGTCTACAAAGCAGTGCAAAACAAGTTCCTTTGGTGTCTCTTCATGAAGACGGTATTCCCACCCATTCAATTCAGCTCCACCCCAGTGACCGTCAAAGTGATGCCAGACATCAAGTGACATTACTTGCAGGTTGCGTTGTTGAATCTTTGCACCTTTGGCCCATGCAACGATTAGATCGTGGTGTTTATGTCTCATTCTTTACTCCAAATCTTTGCCAGAAGCAAAAGTATCAGTCCCGTCACGAACGCCCCACAGCCAAGCATCAACACAATATTCAATATATTTCTCATAGATTTCCTCTACGAAAAGAGACGCGAATGCTAAGAGAAGTGCCGAAGCTGAGGCCAAAGATAGTTGCAACAAAACGGTGATCCCAAGTCCAATTGCCAGGGTTACATTCCCAAGCAACAAAGCTAAAAATTACATACGTCAATGCCAAGCCAACAACCATTGGCCCAAACATAGATGTGGTGAAGATGATGTCTTTGAAAAACTGCTTCATTTGACAGCCCTCATTACCCGTTGAGACTTACCAGAACGGCCTTTACGGACCCCAGTGATCTCAATTAGACCTGCGGTGTGCAATTTCTTGTAACGAGCTGTAATGCTGCTGTACGGGAAGAATGGGAACATGTTCAATATGTCATCAGAGATGCAGCCTTGCTCTCCAAATGAAGCGATCGCCTCATAAACCATCTTCTCTAGCTTTGTTGTGTCGACCTTCTGTGCAGCCTCATGCGAGGTGATTGGATCGTCTCTGCGTACCAGTTTGTGTGCTGGTGTGCCGAAAATGCCTTGAAAAATCTTCTTGATACTCATAATTCACTCCTGTTAGATAGGTACTCGCTGCATTGTCTATATCGACTACGGTTCCCCGTTCTTTTGCCATCCAGCACAACATCCGCTTTCCCTACATTTACATTAAACTTAATACTTTTACATCAAAATGGAATATCATCAGACATGTCATTGACGCTGTTTGACGGAACTGCCTTGGCTGGCATACGAGACTCATCTTTTGGCATCAAGGCCAAACCCATGAATTTACCGTTCTTGCCTTCTTTGATCCAAGAGGACAACCAGTACTCAACACCTGCAACCATGATCGAACCCTTGTAGTCTGGGTGCGAATCGTTCACTTTTTTGTCGTTTTTAAACAACACGCCACTGTTATCACGAACTTCACGTTTTTCAAAAGTCATCTTCATTCCTTGATTGATTTCAATTTCTCCACCTTTTCGTCAACTTCCGCAAGGAATTTAACTACTTCGGCTTCGAGTTCTTTAATTAGCTCATCGTCACGCTCAACACGCTTGATGAACAGTTGAAGATTATCGGGCATTCTTGGGTCAAAGCTGACGAAATCGTTCCACTTGCGACCAGTACAGGCCATCTGCCACTGCTGCTGGTATGTGTACCGCTTGTCAGCCTCGCCAGACAGGAATGTATCGATGTGGGTGGCAGTGTTTGGACACTTGATCTCGATCATCCCTTCTTCACCAACTAGGCCATCAGGAGAGGCTCCAGTCATAGGAATAATCGGATGGTCAATCATTGCCACTTCATCAACCATAACGCCTTGTTTAAGCTCGTATGCGGCTCGTGCAAGAGGCTCAGTCTGAGTACCCCACTCCATAGCTGCATTAGTGAATGACTCAGCTTTAACACCTGTCAAACGCTCCACAACCAGTTGAGCCATATAGTTAGCACGGCTGGTGCTGTAGCCAGATTTAGTCTTGGCAACAATGTCACCAATCTTTGATGCGGTTACTTTGCCCAATCGTTGAGCAAACCACTCTGGTGAACCTTGTTCAATCATTTTTAATCCTCTTAATCATTGGTGTATTTATATGATGTTGAACCAATACAAATAGCAAGAAATATCATCCATCCCCATCCATCTTTTTCGTAAAACGCAAGATATGCCGCAGCAAAAATTGCAAAGCAAATTGCAACTGTTCTTAAAACAATTGCTAAAGCCAATACATTAAGTTGGCTCATTTCAGTGCTGCCTTCTTAACGTCTTTAACGCCAATGATCTTCTTCTGCCATGCCTTGTCAGTGCCACAGGCTTTGTACGCTGCTTGGTAGGCTTTAATCAGTGATGGCTCGTCAGTTGCATCATTGATGGCTGTGATGTGGTCTGCCATCATGTTCACGTCAATCGTGACTGCTGCACCTTCAGATGAGTCAAGCGCATCGTGTTCAACGATTTCAAGCGCTGCAACCCATAAGTACCTGCGTAAATATGTATGCACTGCGCCAAGGTTTTGGATTGGGTGTGCGCCTTTTAGGTTTGCTTCAGACATTGGGCTGGCAAACACAATCATTTCATCTGGCTTTTCGTTGTTGACAATAATCAACTCTGCCATTTCTTTGTTGAATCGAACAATTCCATTCAATCCAATCTCTT